AGAAACCACAGGAGCAGCAGGACCGGATTTCAACAACTATACCCGTCTTCAGAGTACTCCGTATCTCAATTTTGGGCCAGCAGATTCAAGGGTCGATCCCAGAATTGCAGCAATTGCCGATGCTGCCGCCAGAACTGCGGGAGGCGTTGTCAGTTGCGGAACACCAAATAGCGGATATCGCACCAGAGCACAAAACAACAGCGACGAGGTAGGGGGTGCCCCCAACTCGTTCCACATGTACGGCAAAGCTCTGGACCTGAGTATGGCAAAACTCACACCATCACAGAGAAAGGTATTTGTCCAAGCCCTCATAGATAATGGGGTAGGGGGGCTGAATGTTTATGCAGACACTTGGCTTCATATCGATCTTGGCTCCCCGCGTTCTTGGTCTTCTCAACCAAATTGGGCAAGAGAAATCCAGAGAGCCAATGGCAGAAACCCGACATAACGAATAAATAAAACAAATGGTTAAAAGATCGCTATCCATAGAAGACGGGGAACTCAATCAGCGCAGCTTGATTACAACCCGTACCTCCGATTACTCGGATATTGATGGGACATTTGCCCTGAGAACATCTGGTGATGTCTACAAGAAGATTGACGCGGCGGCAGTAAAGCAGTCGGTGAAAAATATAGTGATGACAAATCGTCTGGAAAAACCTTTCAATCCCAAATTTGGGGGCAATCTCCAAAAGATTCTATTTGAGTTGATGGACGAAGACAGTGAGGATTTGGTTGAAAACTATGTGAGAACCGCAATAGAAAGATATGAAACTCGCGCCAAGGTTCTTGAAGTAGACGTAAGTATTCCAGATGGGATAAATACCCTTAATGTCCGAATAGTCTTTCAAGTCGTGAATTCGGGGGAAATAGTTACACTTGACACCAGAATAATCAGGGTGCGTTAATGGCAACCACAACTTTTACTACCACCCAACTTGATTTTGAAAATATCAAGAACAATCTCAAGATTTTTCTTTCCCAACAACCAGAATTGGCCGACTATAATTTTGAAGGATCGGTTCTGGACAATATTCTGGATGTTCTGGCCTACAATACCCATTACAATGCTCTCTTGGCAAACTTTGCCCTGAATGAATCCTATCTCATTTCTGCCCAGCTTCGGTCTTCGATCATTTCCATTGCCCAATCGATGGGCTACAATATCAGATCAAGAACAGCTTCAACGGCTTATCTAAATCTTTCTTTGGATTTGTCGGCAGAGGGATTCCCCCCATCTTCGGTCGTTATTCCTGCCGGGACAAAATTCAGCACCAGCATTGACAACAATACTTACACTTTCCAAACGCTCTATTCGTATACGGCGGTAGACGATGGTTCCGGAGTCTATGTTTTCCAGACTCCGGAAGGATCGGAGAGTATTCCTGTTCGGGAAGGAACGATACGCACCCGCCGTTTCGTGGTCAGTTCCAGTTCAGAAGACAATGTTTATGTGATCACCGACGATACAATTGATACTACAACATTGTCTGTGAAGGTCTATGACAGCTACACATCTTCGAATTATACCGAGTATACTTCTGTTTTGGGCCAAACCTCCATAAATTCCCAAAGCACATTTTACCGTGTTTATGAATTGCCAAATGGTTATTACGAATTGAATTTTGGGGACGGAAATGTTTACGGGCAGAAACCGACGACCGGAAATATTATAGTGGTAGAATACCTTTCCTGTACGGGAGAGGACGCAAATGGTGCTGAAATATTTACGCCATTGTCCGATTTGGACGTAGGAGGGACAGATTACCCAATTTCTGTTACTCTTGCCACCCGGTCTGCCGGAGGGGCCGCACGTCAATCGAATGAAAGTATTCGCCGCAACGCCCCCTTGGTTTGGGCATCTCAACAAAGGCTTGTCACTCCCGATGATTATGTGGGGACGATCCTGAATCGGTATTCTACAATCGTGGACGCGGCAGCTTGGGGCGGGGAAGATCACACCCCGGTAGAGTACGGCAAGGTGTTTGTCTCCATTCAGTTCGATGATGACGTATCTCTTGCCACCCAAGAAGAAATCAAGACAGAAATACAAAACGATTTGAATGAGAATATGGCGGTGATGTCAATCGACATAGAATTTCTCGATCCCTATGACATTTATCTTGTATTGGACACCACAGTATACTACAATGGCCAATCTACGGCAAAGACCCCATCTTCTCTGAGCCGAGAAATAGGCTCCAGAATTTCTTCTTATTTTGAGACCAATTTTGGTCTATTCGACAAGGTTTTCAGAAAATCCAATCTGTTGACTGTCTTGGACGAGTACGAAGACTACATCCAATCTTCGCAAATTGATCTAAAAATGTCCTTGCCATTTGCTCCTTCGTCGCCCCAAATCCCTAAAGACTACAATTTTACTTTCCCAGAATCTCTTGCGGGTCCGGACGACGATGAGCACGCAATTACTTCTTCGACATTTTACTATAACGGAGCCATTGGAAAAATAGTCAATAAGTTTTCCAGCACAATTCTACAAATTGTTGATCTGGAAGGAAATATTCTCGTGGATTCTATCGGGACATATTCACCATCGTCTGGCACAGCTACTCTGAACGCTTTCGCTCCGGACAGCAGCACATCCTCAGATGGTTATATAAAGTTCTTTGGCAAACCGGCGAACCAATCCGTGATAAGGCCCAAGAGAAATATGATCATTGATTATGACGGCGCTGCCTCAACAGTAACCGTGGTAGATGACAGGGCATGACGCAAAGACGCACCCCCCATCTTAGACAATCACTTGTTCAAGAGGTACTGCCGGATTACTTCAAATCGCAGTACCCCAACCTGATTACCTTTCTGGAATCCTATTACAAATTTCAGGATTCTGACGGGGGGTTTATTGATGAATTGAACCGTCTCTATGAAAACAGAGACATAGATGCAGCTTCTCTTGATAAAATCGAGTATCTTTTCTCTGAAATTGGGGGAAACCTCTCAAGAGAAAAATTCATAAGCCCTCGTGAAGTGCTGAAAAATATCGGCGGATTTTTTCGGACAAAAGGTTCCCTGTATTCAGCCCAAGCCTTTTTTCGTGTTCTTTATGGGGAAGATGTTGAAATACAATATCCCAAGGATTATTTGATCAAGCTGAATTCTTCCAAAATTGGGCCGGAAGGTGATCGCCTTCAAGATGGGGCGTTGTGGCAGGTTCTTTCCATCTTGATCAAAACTTCCAAATCATATTCTGATTGGGGGTCTCTTTACAAGAAATTCATACACCCGGCAGGATTCTATCTGGGTTCGGAAGTTATGATCGTGGGTAGAGCCGAACTCGATTTGACAGTTTTGGGATACGCCGATTCTGATTCGCAGCTTGAAATCTATGACCCGATCTACTCGGATGTTGCAACAATGTCCTTGGGGTCTCCGCAGTACGAGATGTTGGGAACTTATTATGATGGTCTATCGGATTCGGATTGGACCATTTATCTGGAAAGATACATTTCTGATTACGCTTCACAAACTGTTGGGGCTGTCGATAGTGACTTCAACGCCATTTTTCATTGGGCAGGCCCTAAAGACAGCGTTCTCCCGTAAATTGATGGCAACCCATAAATCTCTGTAACAGAGTATTCAGAATAATCTGTCAATCGGTATAAATACTTCAAAGCATTGAGATAGAAAATGTCTGCAACAGGTACCGACAAACTCAAACAACTCCTGATCCAGAATTTGATGGGCGATTTCAATGATTCGGATCAGTATTACTACATTGGGATAGGACGATCCCGAGATTGGGACGATTCGGATACGGCCCCTACACCAAAAAATAGTGTCAGGGATGCCCGCAATGCCAGTTTGGACCTACAATCAATAAAAATTGTGGGGGACGCTTCATTTGTCGTGCCCCGCAATAATTGGACAAGAAGTGGTGTCGTGTATTCTGGATGGGACGACGATACAGAGAATTACCCCGCCCAAAAATATTATGTGATGACATCCTCCAATCAAGTATACCTGTGTATTCAGGGAGGGAGAGACGCTACTGGCGCACCAGTTGCCTCAACCGTAGAACCATCTGGAACATCTGCTTCACATTTTCGGACGGCAGACGGTTATACTTGGAAATTCCTCTACTCAGTTTCTACCACGAAATCTGCAAAATTTTTGACTTCTGGTTACATGCCAGCACAAGTTATTGAAACTCCTGACTCAGACAATATTTTTGAAGTAGAACAACATAATGTCAGAAAAAATGCAATTGGGGGCCAAATAGGCTCCATATCTGTGACATCCGGGGGAAGTGGATACACTTCTGCACCTTCTGTTACCATTGTGGGGAATGGAACAGGGGCAACTGCAACTGCCTATGTTTCAGGCGGGGCAGTTACCAAGATCGAAGTTGATTCGGATGGTCATGGATCGGGTTACGATTATGCTCATGTGGAAATTTCGGGTGGGGGAGGTTCTGGCGCATCGGCAAGAGCAATTATCGGCCACCAAAACGGATTCGGGTATAATCCTCTTGTGGATTTGAAAGCCAATTCCTTGATGTTCAACACCAAACCAGACGGAACAGAAGGCGGAAATTTCATTATCAACCAAAATTTTCGACAAGTTGTTCTTCTGAAAAACCCAAAAACTCCTTCTGATTCGGACTTTACGAACAACAGCGGATCAACACTCAAGAAAATTACGTTTTCGTCCATTACAACCGATTTTTCTCCCGACAAGACATTTGTAGGGGGTACTTCGGGAGCAAAGGGATTTGTGGATTTTTATGAAGACAGTAGTGGGGGCGAATATCTTCTTTATCACCAAGATGAAACCACTGGATTTGGATCATTCACAATCGGAGAAACGATTACGGAATCCGATGGGGTGGGCGAAGGTGTCATAGCTACCGATTCTGATGGAGATGTGAACCCCATGAGTTTCGATGTTCTGTATATTGACAACCGAGGTAAAATCGAACGTTCCTCCAATCAAACAGAAGACATAAAGGCGATTATTAGTCTATGACCGAGACATTCAACTCCAACACATTTCTTTCGACTTATCGAGACGACTTTGCGGAATCTGATGGTTATCACCGTATCCTGTTTAATGGGGGGAAACACCTTCAAGCAAGGGAGCTTACCCAACTTCAGACAATAATACAAACAGAAATTTCCCGGTTTGGGGACAATATTTTTAAACAGGGTGCTGCCGTTTTGCCCGGCGGAATTTCTGTCAACAACAAATACCAATTTATCAAACTGGCGTCTGGTACTTCATTTTCTTCCCCGGAAGATTTGGTGGGAAGAGAATTCACCGGGCAGACTTCCGGGGTTAAATTTCGTGTTTTGGAGGCTGTTGCGGCGGATTCCGTTGATCCCGCCACTCTTTATGTCACATATACAGATACTACTTCAGGCTCGTCAGGAACATCGTCAATTACCATAACGCCCGGCGAAGATGTCAGCGACGGAACATACACATACACTACCCAAACCACAAACACTTCAGAAAATTCCGCAGTTGGAAGCGGAATAAAAGTCAGCATTACTGCTGGTTCTTTCTACGCCTTGAAACATTTTGTTTATGCTCCGAGCCAAAGCATCATTGTTTCAAAGTACAACCCTTCATATTCTGTTGTGTTTGGTTTCAAGGCAGTACAGGATATTGTTACGGAAGACGACAATTCTTCCCTGTATGACAACAGCAATGATGTTCCAAATGTTTCAATGCCGGGCGCACACCGTTACCGGATACGTCTAATCCTGACGACTGAAGGAGAAGTAGATTCGGACGAAACCTTTGTATACATGGGAAAAATTGTTGATGGTTCTTTAGTCCATTCTGCTACTGGATATGATGATTACAACAAGATCAACCAACTCTTGGCCCTTCGGACTAAAGAAGAATCGGGAAATTACAATGTCGAACCTTTTTCCCTCAAAGTCGAAGACAATGATTCTGACTCGACAAAACTGAATTTGAGGGTCAGCGACGGCATATCCTATGTGAATGGATACAGAGCCGCTATCAACTATCCAAGCAAGATCATTGTCAATAAATCACAAACTACGGAAACTTTAGAAAACCAAGCAATTCCGGCGTCTTACGGCAATTACGTCAAGTGTGATACGGTTCTGGGGCTGTTTGAGATAGACACATTTGAACAAGTAAATCTTCGCGATACCGCAGATTATGGAGGATCGACTATCGGTACTGCCCGAGTGAGGGCCTTTGACAATGAACCAACCATATCAAATGGAGTTCGCTACTATCTGTTTGATATTAAGATGAATTCCGGTTCCAGTTTTCGAAATGTGAAATCCTTTGGTACGGGGGCGACTTCTTATGCAAATATTTTGCAGGAAAATAGCAAATCCGTTTTGTATGACACGGCAACCAACAGTCTTCTTTTTGATCTGCCCCAAATCCGCCCCCAATCCTTGTCGGATATTTCCCTGACAATCCAGAGAAAATTTGATACTACGACCGACAGTTCGGGAGAAACCACGATCAACCTGACTTCTGCCGGGGAAACCTTCACCAATACTACTGACTGGATTTTTGCCAATGCAGATTCAGACGTAGTAACGGGATTGTCGGTATCCGGCAATGGGACAACGGCGGCGACGATCACAGGAGGACCGCCAAATTCTTCCAATTTCGAAATTTACTCCTATGTAAATAAATCTCAGGCATCACCAAAGGTAAAGACCCTGAACGAAACGACCGTGACGGGCACGATTGAATCTGATGGTTCCGGTATCAAATTCATAGATTTGGGATATGCGGATATTTACGATGTTACAAGGATACGTGCTTCGGATTCTGATGGGGCCGATTTGACCAATCGTTTTCGAGTCGATAATGGGCAGAGGGACAATTATTACGGGCTGGGAAGATTGGTTCTTAAAGGGGGGTATGCCGCCCCTTCCGGAAATGTCTTTGCTCGGTTCCAGTATTTCAGTCACGGAACATCTGGCGATTTCTTCTGCGTCAATTCTTACTCCGGCCAAGTCGATTACGAAGACATTCCTTCCTATCGAAAAAGCAATGGGGAGTTGGTGTATCTTCGAGATGTGCTGGATTTTCGGCCCATACAAAATTCGTCATCTACCTATTCTGGCGGAAACGCTCGTGTTATGGAATTGCCAGAACCGCAAACGAGCGTGACGGCAGATGTTACATATTATCTGCCCCGTGTGGACGTTCTGACAATTTCCGAAGCGGGGGTTTTGAAAGTTTTCCAAGGGAAGCCTTCATTCGATCCGGTAATACCAGAAACGCCTCAACAATCCCTTCCACTTTGGACAATAAGATATCGTCCTTACACCATAGATCATTCTGATGTTGTTCTGGGTCGCGTTCGTACCAAAGGCTACACGATGGCAGATATTGCCAAGTTGGAAGAAAGAATTGAAGATGTGGAAGAAGCTGTTACTCTCTCCCTCTTGGAAGTGGACACGGCAAATATAGATGTTCTTGATTCGGATGGTAATGATCGTTTCAAGTCCGGGTTTGTGGCAGAAAATTTCCGCGATTTTTCCGTGACCGATCTGGAAAGCCCAGAATTGCGCATGGGTCTTGATATCCAGCGCAAAACAATGGGGCCAGAAGTAAATCTGAATTCCATCCGAATGATCTATGATTCCGATGCGTCCTCCAATACTGTCCTGAAGGGCGACAACGTTTACATGAAATATGAGGAACAGGAATATATTGGGCAGACACAAGCCTCTGGCGCTATCAGCGTCAATCCTTTCGATACCTATCTGAATATTGGGAGATTGGTATTGTCCCCGACTACTGACAATTGGATGGACACAGAACGTGTTGCGGATCGTATGGAATTGGAGGAAGTGAGCAAGACCATAACCAAAAATATAAGA